GTAATTTTCGAGCGAGGTGTCGCGGGCAATGGGAATAATGATCGAGGAAGTGGTAACGGGATCGACTGAGAGCGGGGAAAGCGTGAGCCTGACTTCCTGGACGCCACAGGCGGGGGAGTTTGTGCTGCTTTTTGCGGCGCAGCGGGATGAAAGTGTGGCTATCAGCGTTTCGGGGAATAACCTGAGCTGGACGGAGCTGCAGAACTGCGACAACGTGCAAGGGCAAACGGGCATTTCGGTCTGGAAGGGCGAAGGGGCGTCTCCGGAGGCGGGGCAGATTACGGTGACGGCCACGGGGAATGCCAAGCCGGTGATGTGCGCGGCGCTGCGTATTTCGGGGGCGGACGGAACGTCGCCGGTGGATACGTCGGCGCAGGATGGGGGACCGGACCCTGATGATGATGATATGATTATCGGCATTACCACGGGGGTGGAGAATGCGCTGGTGATTGCGGGAGGATCGCACCGAACGGCCATTTTTACGGTTCCGGGCGGGGAAACAGGGATTTCGATTAATAATTTGGCGGGCAGCGGCGGCGACGTGACGCGCCTGAGCGTGTGGAGCGAGCAGGCGTCTGCGGCGGGGAGCTATCAATTGGGCGATACGGCGGATTTGAATGCAGCCACAGACTGGTGTACCGTTGGCGTTTCGGTTGCGCCGGCGGCGGCGGGCGGGGGGATTGGGGTTTTGAGGCGAAGGCGGGAGGGGTGCGGGGGGTGATTAGGAGCAGGGGCAGGAGCAGGATAAAATTGGCAATTGGTAATTGGTAATTGGCAATTGGCAATTATAGGAGCAGGGTATCCCGACAAGGACGTGAACTTCCTGTTCACTTGTCGGGATTTCGCCCTCCGGGCTCAAGGCGCGGGATAAAATTGGCAAAAGGAGAGGATGATGTCACAGAAGTTTTTGAGGAAGTACGGGGAGGCGGCGACCCTGGATTTTGTGCTGTTCAAGCCGGATGGGGTGGATTTTAAGGCGGATGCGTCGTTTGCGGCAGGGGACGTGACGGTGATGAGGGATGAGGGGGCGGAGGGGAATGCGGCGAATCTTCCCACGGATGAGGGAAAGGGGTATTCGCTGGTTTTGTCGGCGACGGAGATGGAGGCGGCGCGGATTGTGGTGTATTTAGTGGACCAGGATGCAACGAAGGCGTGGTTAGATGATTATTTGGTGGTGGAGACGTATGGCCATGGGAGCGCGCAGCACGGGTTTGATTTGGACGCTGCGGAGCCGCCGGTTGACGTGAGTAAGTGGGGAGGTACGAGCGTCGGGGTGGGGACGGCATCGGGATTGCCGAAGGTTGACGCTCATGCGCTGAACGACGGTCTGTTAAGCGGGTTCAACGCGGTCGTGCGATTGCAGAACCTGACCGTCAGCAACCCGAACGGGCACGGCATCGAGTCTGTAGGCGGGCAAGGGCACGGCATCTATGGCAGGACGTCGGGCGATCCCGGGGATACTTACGGTGGTATTGTGGGAAAGGGCGGCGCAGACTATGACTCTCACGGGATTTGGGGGATCAGCGGGCAAAACGGCCACGGGATATTCGGCAAAGCAAGCACTAATGACGGCGGCTTATACGGGATAGCAGGAGAAGGCGAGTACGGCATACGCGGCGACGGATACGAGGCAGGAATCAAGGGCAACGGTTCAGAAGGAAACGCTCATGGAATGGAACTAAGCGCCGCAGCAGGCGGCAGCGGCCAAGACCTGAACTTCGAGAACTTGAGATGTGCCATTCCATCCCTGGGCACAGAAGCCAAAGCCGACGTCAACACCGAAGTTTCCGACGTTCTCAAAACCGACACCTTTACCGAACGCTCCCAGGGCAAACCTCCCGCAGTCAATTCAATCGAGGGTGCGATTGCTTATCTCTACATGGCGCTGCGCAACCAAATTGACGTCTTGGAGAGTGTCAAGAAGTTCTACGATGACGCGGGAACGGTTATCTGGAAGAAAGCAATCACTGAGAATGGAACGCAGTACACCGAAGACGAAGGAGAAAGCGGGCCGTGAGAGCGAAGCTGTTACAACCCCCCCAACCCCCTGCCGCATTCCCGGCACAGGCTCTTTTTTAAGGGGGGCGCGAGGTGTGTATGCCGTTAGACACCGCAAAAAAGCGCAGGAGCGTCGTAGCGATCTCGCTTTACCCATTGGGGCCGGGAGTTTTTCCGGACAATGACTTTGATGAGCGAGACCGGCGCGTGGCCGGTTACGGCTATTACGGATTTGAAACCGAATTAGTAACGATCACCCTTTCCGGCGTGATCAGCGGCACCATTACCCTTTCGGGCGGGATCTTCGGCACAACCCTGCTCTCCGGAGAAATAGAGGGCGAAATAAGCCTATCCGGGGAGATCAATCCGACCAGGGCATTGAGCGGGCAGATACAATCTTTAGTAGAAAAGACGGAGGAGGCGTAAAAACATGGCCGATTGGATTGTAGTAGGGCAAGACTATACGCTGGAATACGAATCCAGCGAAGATATAGACCTCACCGACGCCGACACCGTTCTTTTAAAGTATAAAAAGCCGCCGGACGGTACGAGCGGGCAGTTTACCGCTGCGGCGAAAGCGCCGGCAGCAACGTCGAATACGATCACCTATGATGTGAAGGATACGGAGAATGATCAGGCGGGAACCTGGCGTTTTTGGCCGCACGTCACCTTTACGGATGGAACGATTTATATTGGCAAACCCGTCGATTTGCGAGTGTATGAAGAGGGCGATTTGCCGTGTGGATAAAAATGCCCGGCAAGGAAGCGGGGCAGACAGCATGAGGCGGCCAGGGAAGGCTGCCCGTGCTATTTAAAAGGGCCGGCAGTGAACGAGATCAAGTTAACCAAAGCCAAAAAAGACGCCATGGTGGAGATGTTCCGCCGTGGTGCGCCGGTCGGCGTGGTGTGCGACAAATTGGGGATTGGCCGGGGCACTTACTACCTTTGGAAAAAGAAAGCGGAGAATTACCATCCGGCGGACAAAGACAGTCGCGTTCACCGTAAATACTTCGAACTCTTCCAACTTATTGACGAAGCTCGTTCCGAAGCCTTTCAGAGCCTTGTAGCTGAAATATACCGCATGGGAATCGGCTATGAGACGGAAGAAACCGTCGAAGAATACGAAATTGTGAAAGGCAAGACTTCAGAAGAGGGGAAAGTGCGGAAAACCACTAAATTTGTAAGGCATCCCCAGGCGTTGATCTTTCTGGCGGAGCGTCTTTTCCCGGCCTATTTAGGCAACCGCATGAAGTTAGACATTGACGGGATCAATGAGCTATTTTTTAGAACATTTGGAGGAGCTTCCGGTCGCGGAGAAGGTGAATTTACTCAAGCTCTACCGGGAGAGGGTGACGGAACAGCAGAAAAAGCCCTTTCCCCTGCCCGGGGACCTCGCGAACCGGAAGACTGGGAAGAATTACCTGCCTAACTCTACGACCGTTGCTAATTTCCACTGCTCCACGTCACGCTACAAGGCCCTACTCGGGGGCCTGGGTTCCGGCAAAACCGCCGCGGGCAGCATTGAGGCGCTTAAACGCATCCGCGCCGGGCATGATGGGGCGATTATCAGCCCGGATTACCAGCATTTTGTCAAGAGCGCCTTTGCGGAGTTTTCCGCGTGGTGTCCCTGGGAACATTTGGTAAAACAGAATAAAACCGAAAACTGGTGGCTTTTTGACACCGGCGCAAAGGTTTACTATGGCGGGATCGATGACCCGGACGCCTGGCGGGGGCCGAATCTAAACTGGATTTGGTTCGACGAAGCCGCCCGCAAGAAATCTGATGCAGCCTGGAAAGTGCTCATTGCCCGAATTCGCATCCCTCCGAATCCTTGCCTGTTCATTACCACCACGCCCAAACCGCACTGGCTCAAGCGCGTCTTTTTGAGCGATCCGCCGATGCACGAGGGCAAAAGTTTGTCGGAATTTTTCCGCACGTCAACCCGGGATAACGCCGCTAACCTTGATCCGGTTTATTACGCCTCGCTGGTGGCTGCCTACACCGGCAAATATGCCGAGCAGGAACTTGAAGGGCACTTTGTCACCTTCGAGGGTCTGGTTTATGATGACATTTCCCTGGATGGCTGGCCAGTTGGCAACCTTACTGATGACGACGTGGATCTAAGCGAAGAAAACGGCAAATTAAGGTATCCGATTGAGATGGCCTTCGATGACGGCTACGTCGATCCGCGAGCGATATACTGGTTGCAGCCGCAGCCGGACCGTAACCGCATCCTGGTGTTCGATGAGCTTTATCACTCCCGGCACTTAGAAAACGTTTGCGTCTCGGAAGTTGTGGATCGCTGCAAAGAGCGGGGCTGGCCATTACCGTCAATTGCGGTGGGGTCGCATGAAGCAATTACCCTCCGGGAGGAATTTAGGAAAGCGAATATTGTTGCCCGCCACGAAGTGCATAACATCGTTGAGGGGATTAAAAACATGCGCCGCTTCATCCTTGACGGGAACGGAAAGCGGATTTTTGCGATAAACCGCAGTAGATGTAAGCAATTAATACTTGAATTAACTGAAAAATATGTGTATCCTGAAGAGGCTAACAATCGCAGCACCGAAAAACCTGTTGACAAGGATAATCATGGCGCCGATGCAATCAGAATGTGGCTGTGGTTGAGGCAACGAAAAGGATTTCGTTAGAGGCTGGGGAAGATGCGAAAAGGATTTCGCAAAATTGTGAAGATTTGGGCGCGGTTGCTTTTGCGGGTTCTACCGAAGAAAGCCCTGGCGGATATGTTTCCTGACCTGGCTAACCGCGTTCACCTTCTTTCCAGTCTCGGAACTTTCCTGCAAAGCACCGCCGCCGACACGCCGGAGAAACCCTACGAGACGCATCAAAGCTCGGCCTGGGTCTATCGGGCGGTGAAAGTGTGGCAGGATTTGGTTGCACCCCTGCCGATCATCGTCGAGAACGCCGAAGGCAAGCAGGTTAAGCACCAGGTCATTGACAGACTGCTCTCCTTTCCCAACCCTGACCAATCTGCGTATGACATTTGGAGCCGCTGGGCCCTGGAAATGGGAACCAGGGGCGAAGCGCCGTTTGAAGTAGTTTTTGAAGGCAAAAGGCCCGTAGAGCTTTGGCCGCACTGCCCCGATTATGTGCAGGTGCGGGCTCAAAAAGGCGCGGAGATATACGCCCGGGTGCAGGGTTATCGCATATATCAGCCTTCGGTGGCCGATTACGAGCTTGGGAAAGAAGAGCTGATCCACTGGAAATTCTACAATCCCAAAAATTCTTTCCGGGGTATGTCTCCCCTGCATGCCCTGCGCCACGCGACCCTCAACGATCAGTTAGCGGTCGCGTGGCAGTATTATTTCTTCAAGAATCAGGCGCGGCCTGATTACGCGTTAATTGTTCCGGGCGGCCTGACGCCAGATGAGCGGGAGAGCTACGAGCGCAGCCTTGCGGAGCGTTTTGGCCTGACCGCTACGGATTTCGGCGTCGGTCGCCCGATGATCTTAGAAGAAGGCATCACCGACATCAAAACCTTCTCCCATCCTCCCAAAGACCTTGAGTGGGTAAACCAGCGCAAAATGACCCGCGATGAGATCGGCGGGGTGTTTGGCGTTCCCAGGGAACTGATGTTTGCGGACGTGGCGAAGTATGAGAACTTAGATCAGGCCGAATTGCTCACCTGGACGCTTACCATTCTTCCCTTGATCAAATTCCGGGATGAAAAGCTAACCCATTACTTCCGGATGTTAGATCTGCTAAAGCCGGATATGGCGATAGCCACCGATTTATCGCGGGTGTGGGCGCTCAGGCGCAGGCTTAGAGAAGTGTTTGAACAGGCGATGAACTTCTACCGCATGGGCGTTCCGTTTTACCTGATCAATGAGTATTTCGGTTTCGGCATTCCGCGCTTCCCGTCGGACGATATTTCTAACCCGGTTGGCACGGTGTCGAGCTTTAGCACCGAAACCGGCGAAGTGATTAGCGATACCGCGGATAGCGCCAGCAACACCGAAATACCTGTAGAAGATGAAGTCGCAGCAGACAAATATATGGAGCACGGCAGCAATGGCAGAATCCAAACGCAACATTGAAAGCGGCGCAGTAACCGGCGTCGATAGCTGGAACGAGCCAGCGGCCCCGGAGTGGGCCAATGGCGCGTTAGCGGTAGAACGCAAGGCGCACCAAATTTTAGAAGGAGGCAGGGAATCAGATGAAATCTGGATTTCAACCCAGGAAGAAGATCGCCAGGGCGACACGCTTATTTCCACCGGCGCCCGGTTGGATAATTATTGGAAAAATCCCGTTATGGGCTGGAATCACGGGATGGGATCGATTGACTTTCCCATTGGCCGGGTTACAGATATTGAAATCATCTCCGGGCGGGGACTTTCCGCCCGTTGGGAATGGCCGCCCTGGAAATTCGAGAACCCGAAAGAAGGCATAGAAGCCGTTGACGATATTCACCGCCTTTGGAACGGGCGGTTTATCAATGCGGCGTCGGTGTGGTTCCGCATCATCAAGGCCGACCCCAAAGAAGGCCATGAAAATGACTGGTGGCCGCCTCTTGTTGTGCATGAGTGGGAATTAATGGAGGCGGCGCTGGTTTATGTACCTGCAAATCAATCCGCCGTTCGCCGGAGCATGAAAGCCATTGGCGAAGCGGAATATTTACGCCGAGTCAAGCGGAAATTCCGGCAGAGAATGGGTAATCGCGGTGAACAGCTCGAGGCAGCGGAGCCGCAGCGCAAAAATGCGGATGCTGGCCAGCAAGTTCGGAACGTGGTGATCCCGGTCAACCCGGAATTGGTAAGGCTCGATGAAAAGCTAAATCAACTGAACTTAACGATGCAGAATTTTAAAAGGAGTTTGAAACCATGAAAGACGAAAAAGAATTACCGGATGTCGAAATTCCGGAGAGCAACGGTCAGACCGGCGAGGGCGTGAAGCTGAAAGACCTCGGCAGCAAGGTTGACACGGTGATCAAGAACATTCACGATATTCAGGAAGCGGTCAAAGAGCAGAAAGACTCCGCCACCCTGAACATCGGGCAGTTGGAAAAGCAGTTTGAAAAGCAGCTTGAGGATTTGGCAGAACAGATTGCCGACCTCAAAAAGAGCAAACCGCAGCGCAAGGGCGAGCTGGTCGGGATGGAAGGCTTCCAGGTTCCCCACCAGGGCGTTGTCGAGCGCGGTAAATTCGCCGGGAAGAAAGTAGCCGACGTGCTCTTTGCCTATAAGCTGCTGCAGCAGGCCGAGATTCTGCGCAACAATCGCGGGATGAAATCGCTGGATCTGGTTCCTCCTTCCCGGGAGTTGGTGGAAGCGGTCAAAGCCTACACCGAAACCGGCGCCGGGACCGGCGATGAGCTGGTTCCCACCGAAATGGAGGCCAGCCTGTGGGAAGATTTCTTTACCCAATCCCGCGTGGTGAGCCAGTTCGAGAGCATCGATATGCCCTCCAATCCCTTTGATATTCCGCTGGATTTTGCGGAGAGCACTTTCAGCAAAGGAACGGAGAATACCGCGCCTTCCGCGGATGATGCAGCCACCCGGAAAAGCACCCTGACCGCTACGGAGCTGGTCAACCTGAAACAGTGGAGCTATTCGCTGAATGAGACCTCCATTGTGGCGGTGCTGCCGGCGCTGCGTCGCAACCTGGCCCGGGGCGGGGCAAAGTACATGGATAACTTTCTCATGAACGCCGACGCCACCAATGCCGGTACCGGGAACATCAACCTCGATGACGCCGACCCTGATGATGGCAGCTACTACCTTTCTGCCGGTCAGGATGGATTGCGGCATTTGTGGCTGGTCGATAACACCGCCCAGGGCGTGAACGCGGGCGGGAATGCGCTCACCATGGATTACGTGACCGACATGTTCAAGGCGCTGGATGAATACGGGGTGGACGTGGAAAACATCCGGGTCTTTCCCGGCATCCGCACCTATCTGAAAGGGCTTTTCAGCCTGCCGGAACTGGTCACCATCGACAAATTCGGCCCCAATGCCGTGATCCGCACCGGGGAAGTTGCCCGGATTCTCGGCGCTCCGGTAATTCCCACCGCCTCTATCGGCCTGACCGAAGCAGACGGGAAAATTTCCGATACCGGAAGCAACAACACCCTGGGGCAGATTACTGCCGTGCATCGCGATATGTGGACCGTGGGCTTTGTGCGCCGGCTGCTGATGGAAATGGACGTTGACATTACCAAGCGCACTTTCTACCTGGTGGCATCGTTCAGAATCGCGGGGGCGGCTTTCGGGACCCGCGCCAGCGCCACGCACACCGCGGGCATCCGCAACATCGGCTTATAAGAAGGTGGTGGACCGTGAATGAGAAAAAGAAATATCGCGCTAAATCAAGCGGTTTGATTGCGCGGGTGGGCAACCAGGAATACTACGTGGAAGCCGGGAAAGTTTACGAGTGGGGCGATGAAGAGGCGCAGATTTACCTTCGAAACGCTCCTGAGAACTTCGAGATCGCCGGGGCTGCGGCCCCGGCGATTGAAGAGCTCGAGCCGGAACCCGAACCGGAACCCGAACCCGCGCCAAAGGTGAAATTCATACCGAAGAAGAAAGGAGGCAAGTAATGGCAACCTTTGCAATTACCCGCCAGGATTTGTTCGGGAATACAAGAATTGTTCAGGCAACCCTGACCTTCGATGATTCTTATCCCACTGGCGGCGAAGCGGCTGATCCGGGCCTGGGCACTATATTTCAAGCGATACACGATCCTTGTATTTCCGGTTTTGTGTTTCAGTACGACTATAGCGCCAAGAAGCTGATCGCCTACTACGCCGATTATGACGATACTGCAGACGGCGCATTGATCCAGGTAGCAAATGAAGCTTCCGGGCTGGATGCGCTGGTGGTGCGAATGACCTTTATCGGGGCGTAGCGATGGCGCTGCGAGCTGCGATAAAATACATTGGTGAGTTTGTGCGCCTCCACTCCGGGGGCGCAACTTACCTTCCCGCCTCGGTTGCTGCTGGTTCTACGGTTTTGCGGGTGCTGAACGCGAATATCTTTGATCCCGCGGGCGGTACTTGCTACTCCGGAGATTCCTATATCACCTATACCGGCATCAATATCGACTGTTTGACCGGGATTCCTTCCTTTGGCAACGGCGCTATTGCCGCGGCGCTAAATCCTGCTACACATGCGACGCCTTCCCTGGTGTATGTGCAGGGTTTGAGTGAAATGGAACTTGAGGATTTGATCGACCGCTTCCGCTTCTATGTTGATGCGGTGGAACTCAAGAACGACGTGGCGAAAAAAGTCTATTGGGGCGGGGGGCAGTGGTTTGACACGGGTGTGGAGATCCGCGATAACAACGGCAGCACCTATAATGCTGTGACGCCAGACACATTGGATTACGAGAACGGCGTGTTCCAGTTCAACACGGCGCGAACCGAAAACAGTCTTTACGTGGCCGGCTGGAAATACAATCCTTTCTACGTTCTGGCGGAAATCTACGAACGCGCGGCGGCGGATGATTCACGCTTTACTTACATGCAGCTCGGGCAGTTGCAATTATCCAAGAAAGACATGAAGGCGCGGGCGGAGGTATATCGCCAGCGGGGGCATCGTTTGAGTTTAAACCTAAAGAGGGAACCATGAGACAAGAGGCAAGAAACAAGAGACAAGAGGCAAGAGACAAGAAACAAGATTCAAGAGACAAGAGGCAAGAAACAAGATACAAGAAACAAGATTTAAGAACGGAAAACCGCAAAAATGAATTTGAAGTTTCCCCCGGGCACGGTCTTGAATAAGATCATTTTCAAAGACGCCGATGGAAACTTGATCACCACGGCGCGGGCGTATCATCACCCGGTGACCTCTACCTACAGCGGCAACGAATTAGGCCAGTTCGAGATCAAAAACACTCGAATATTTTTAGTGCTGGCCGATTTGCGCGATAAAGTTGCCCAGGGGGATATAATCTACATCGGCGATGATTCCTGGGAGATTTCCGGTTATAAGCGTTTCATCACTCATACCGAAATAACCGCGCTGAAAGTGATCGAAATTCCGGACCTGGTTATTTCCCTGTCAGAGACAACTTCCAACGTGCTGCGCCCGGATGACCTCAAGCGCGTCACGACACTTTTGATCATTTCGCCATCGGCTTTGACCGGAACAGTTTCGTTCCAGATCAGTGACGACAATGAAACCTGGGCAACTTTGACCGATGAGGGCAGCGATATTACCCTTTCGGCGGGAAAAGCCAAAGAAATTACCATTAACGAGCGTTCGTACGTGCGCTTGAGCAGTTCTGCGTCTGAGGGAGCTAAAAGGACCTTCAAAGTATTGCGCCAACAGGCTTGAGAGCGGGCCTGGCGGCTTTGCAAAATGAACAAGATGAACACAGATACATGGCAAGAAAAAATGATCAACTCAGAGATGAAATATATTTATGACAAGTTAGAGGGCCTGGAGAAGGATATCCATGCGCTTAAGCTTATTTTGGAGCGATTGGATGACCTTCTTTTCAGGAAAAACGGAGGCGAGAAGGCCCTGGTTCATGTTCTGAACAGGCATGAATCATTTATCGTTCAGGCGAAGTCGTTTCGCCGAAAGATAATCGAGTATTTGGTTGGCTTTTTGATTGGCCTGGTAAGCGCTGGAGTTGTTTTCTGGTTTTCGGTGGTATCGCGGGAGCTTATCAAGTAGTTAGCGCCCCAAAGTCAATTCGGTTGGGGGTGCGGATGTTGCCGCGGTCGATGTTTGATGTTTCGGGAGGCTTTGGGAGGGCTTCGTCGTGAGCTCAGCCGAACGGTCAATACGCTTTCGCAACGGCCGGTGAGGGTCGGTCTGGTTGAATCCACATTCGCAAAGGCGGGGATAAATATGTGGTTGAGGCGGTTGGGGGAGCAAAATTCGGTTGGCCAACCTCTCTAAAGGCCGTCTGCCGCCTTTGCTGGTGGGGCAGGCGCTTAAATACTGTTAATCCGGTTTCGCGAAAGTGGGCGG